GTTTTATCTTTAGAAATTATCATTTTAGGTACAGCACCTAAACCATGTCCTACTGTTTGTCCGCTTTGTGTGCCGTTACCTGTATATGTAACTATAGAAAATCCTGCTGTCGTATTAGCCTGTACAACTGAATCTATTCCATTGCCTGTTGTATTGGTGCTAGTCGTACCACCATTACATTTCCATTGCCATGCTACATACGGACCAGAGTAAGCCATTTCAAAGCCTTCTGGAACAGTAAAGCCATTTGTGTTGAAAGTTTGATTGCTAGTTGTATCTTCTGCGGCTGTTGTATCTGATTTTAGTCTTTTGTTTACACCTCTGCTTGAATCAAAAAGATTGTGGCTTCTGTTTCCCCAACCTGACCTATTTTTTACCCAAAGCCAATCTGGTTTTAAATCGCTATTACCATTATTTGTAAATGTTTGTGAAGGTGTGTCTGTATTAGCGGTATAAGCAAGAGTCTGAAAATATGCACTTGGATCGTCTATATTTGTATAAGCCATTATCCGTACTCCGCTAAATTTTTAGTGCAGATGGCAAAATGAGAGCTTGGCGGTGCATATTCAAAAGTTCCATGTCCATCACCATCACTTGCTGCACTTGAAATTGTGTTAATCGTATAGCCACCAAAGTTTATATCCCAAGACCTATTCTCATAATTTTGTAAAAATGGAAAAACTGTTTGCCCTTGCATTTGTGAAATTAAATTAAGAGATTGTATTAAGCTACCATTTTTATAGTATTTAATTGTTTGTGTAGCACTATCCATATCTAAAGCTATTCCAAGCCAATCACTTGCAGTTAAATCCCAACCTTGGTCTGAGCTTTCACTAAGGCTTCCTGCGTAACTATAGTATCTACCAGTAGGAGTTATAGTCATGGTGTAATTTAAAGTAATTCCTTGCGCTCTAATAAGGCTGTCATCGCCATCTGTTTGTATGCCTATAAACTGTGAGCCTATAGTGCCAACTGGTTTTGCTTCCCAATACCACTTACCATTGGTCAAACCTATACTAGCTTTTGCATTTTCATCAGTTGAATTATCATAACGAACTTTTGTAGCTCCTTCGCTAATAATTGGTTGATACAAATAAACCCACAATGGATTCCAAGTACAAAAATTATTGGTGCAGGTGTCAGTTGCTTGGTCCGCTGCTGTAAGGTTATTCATAGTGTCAGCATCTAAGCCTGAAGTTGCAGTACCTAAATCAGAACCATCTTTAAATTCTAAAAAATGACTTGGCGTAGTTATTGTTCCACTATATTTTTTAGGAATCCAAATTCCTGTATCTTCATCAAACTCTCCTAAATCTGTAGGGGATGCTGCTATTTCACTTAAAAAATAATACTCAGCTATATAACCACTAAATCCTGTAGAACCACCACCCCATTCACCTAACAGTAAATGTTGCTCATATAAATTTGATGCTTCAGCACCTTGACTAGGATATGTATTTGGAGTTCCAAAAACAGTTTCTTGTACTCCATTTACATACATCTTAACTCTATTAGCTTCTGTGCTTTGTGCAGTATCTACAACAATCATTAAATGATACCAAGCCGAAGTATCTCTAAAAACTCTAGTAGTTCTAAGTCCTAGTTGAGTACCACTTCCGACATATTGTTGATACCAAATTAAGGTATCACCTGCATCAAATGAAAAATATCCATTTGCCGCTGTACTCCAAAACATCATTTGTCTACCTATTTCAGTTCTTTTGAGCCAACAACTCATAGTAAACTTTTTCTTTCTTGCACTGGAAGCGTATGAACTAAAATTTGTCCAACGCAAATATTCTCTATTGTCGTTTTCTACTTTCATAGAGTTATCAATCTCATAAGGACCAGTAGATATACTTCCACGATTAGCTGTTCTCTGTAGAACTTCCATATTATGTTTGTGCTAGGTTTTGTACTCTACCTATTTCTTGCCATACAGAGCCATTATATCTAAACGCTAAAATGTCTGTCTTACTTGCTGAAGCTGTAATTGTGGGAGCTGTACTTGCTGCAAATTCAAAAACGGTATTAAAAGCAACTGTTCTTGGTGTGCCGCCTTGTGCTATTTCTACTGAAATAATTGCACCTTCTGTAGCATTACTTGGTGCTGAGAATGTAGAATTTTCAACTGTTACATAATATGCATTTGCTGCTGCTCGTGAATCCCAAGCTATTGCGTTAGAGCTTGAAGTTATAGCTACTTGGCTAATATTAGCTGAAGTAGAAGCTGTAACTTTTTTAGGCATAGTCACAAACTGGTCGTTATCAACTGAGAGAGCTGGTGTTGAGCCAACTGCTGAACCAAGACCTATAACTAAATCATCTGCACTATCATCAAGACCTATATAATAGTCTACAGCGCTTCCGTCAAATACTATTTTAGTATCTTCTGCTGTTGCGTCACCTATGGTTAGTGTGGTTCCGTTAATTGATAAACTATCGGTAACTGCTAAATCAGTAAATGCATCTAATACTGCTGCTCCAGATCCTGCTCCGTCTAATTGTACAACAGCTACTTCGCCATTTCCTATAGTTACATTAGCTCCAGAGCCTTGTGAAATAATTATATTTTGAGATCCACTAGTAGCGTTTTCAATTATTTGAACTCGCTTCATAGTGTTAGGGCCAATCGTAATGGTGCAAGCTGAATCTAGTGTGCCTGTGTATTTAAGATAAAAAGCTCGACCTGCGTCTGCTGATCCATCTGCTACTGTTGTTGCATGAGTATCTGCGTTGGTGGTAATCCCTTCTGTTCCTATGCCTAGAGCTTCACCTATCAGCTCTAAATTAGCATTTGTAGAAGTACCCCAAGTACCTGACTCATCACCTGTAGCGATTTCTTTGAGTCTTAAATTATTTACATAAGTTGCCATATTATTTTACCTCGTCTATATATTAGATTATGCTGCCACTTCTGTCCAATTAGGAGTTTGTGAATCGTCAATATCTTCCCATTTAAAGACATGTCCTAATTCTACTGTAGCTGATACGCCTGTTATTGTAACATTAGCTTTACAGTTAAAGGTTGGATTGCCAAGATATCCAGCAGTATTACCGAATACATTTATCACAAACCTATTATCAGTTTTAGTGGTTGCAGTACCTAAAGCTGATGTTCCAGTTTGTCCTGCTGGAATTTGTTTGGCTTTGGCTATGGTGGTTGGAGTGCCTACAGCTCCAGTACCTTCTTGTCCAGTTACTGATACATTTGCTTCTGCATCGGTTGTTGCTGTGCCTAAAGCAGAAGTTGCTGCTAAACCTGAAACATTTAAAGTATTGTTTGAAACTGTAGTGGCTGTACCTAAAGCAGAAACACCTGCGAATCCATTAACTCCAATCTTACCACCAGCTTCAACTGCAACCCCACCGTTAGTAGCTGTTAGACCAAAACCTGTAAGGGTAACTGTTGCTTCAGCATCGGGAATTACTGTACCTAATGAAGATGTAGCGGATAAACCACTAAGGATAACTGGTATGGCTTCGCCCCATGTGAGTTGCCCCCAAGTCCCTCGACCCCAACCTGTTATATTAGCCATTTAAGGCTAGGCGATTCTTATAATCGCTGTGTTGGCTGCTGCTGCTGGGAACACAATAGTGAAGTCTCCTGCTGTAGAAGTTTTGTCGCCACCAAAATCAATTGTTGCAACCGATTTATCACCATTTGTATCGTTATAAATCATACAACCTCTAGCTGTAACTGTGGCTGTACCAAAAGTTAAGTCTGCAAAATCTGTAAAGCCAGTAGTTCCAGAGCTGGTGGGTGCGACTTTTGTTAAAGCTGCTCCGCCAGATGTGTAGTTTGTACCGCTTGATTGACCAGTTGTAGTAAAAGCTGTTGTAGCTGCGCCTAATGTGGCTGAACTAGTATATAGCGCTAATTTAAAAGCGTTCCCGTTAGTAGCAAAATTATGTGTTGCTGTAAGCAGTTCTGTTTTAAAACTGGTTGTTAATGTTGATGAAATTGCCATTTTAAATACCTTTTATTATGTTTGCTAAATCTTTAGCATCTCCTTGATTCAATTCTTGAATTAAAGACGCTTTATAAGATTTTATAGCATTTTTGATATATATCAAACAAACTTTGTAAATTAAATCTTGATAGGCCCTAGCTTGTTCCTTAATATGTTGTTCGTTATTATCAGAATACCCAACTATTTTATCGGTTAATTGTTTGGCCCAAAACTCAGGAGGGTGACCTCCATAGTTTGTTGTCGTTACTTCTACCAAGCCTAAAGCTGGTAATCCACCTGGAGTTATTTCGCCTACCATTTTTTAGGTTCTGGAGTTTTAAGATGCCCATCGTTTCTATCTATTAGTACAGGCTCTAAAACTAGATTTTCTTGCTGATTCATAACCTTGCTTGCTTTCATGCTGGTCATTGTTCCTTCTCCATCTGACATACAAACCAATGGATCATCTAATCTATGATATCCGTATAGCTTTTCTTCAGCAGGAACATCTGTATCTAATAGTCCACTTGATTTTGCTACCTCAATTTCTACACCAAGATGCATTGCCTTGCATAACCAAAATTCAACGCAAGCTCTTCCAGATTCTGCAAAATGCAAGTTTCCTCTGTAACTAAAATCTATGCCAAACATTTTTATTGTTCCAACTTTATTCCATAAAGCAAAAGCAATGGCATAAGCTACTGTGTTGTTTAGGTAGCAACAATTAAATTCTTTTAGTATTTCGTCAAGTGGAAACTCAACAAGATTTTTGCATCTGTCATCAAGCTCACATGTATAAATAGGCTTGTCATCATTCATTAGCACTTCAGTCATGCCATCTGTTTGGCCTCCAGCATCATCTGTATCTAAAAACCTACTAACAGGATCCATCATAAATGTTCTGTCGTGAAATATTACAGACCCTACTGCATTAATACACCATATCTCATCAAATTTTGATCCATGTGATTTTGCTAAATTAAAATCGTGCCAACTTTTTCCAAGTCCCACAATTGCAATGCTTTTGCCTTCAAGGCTTTTGATTCGTTCCATTTCTCTCTCCTGTTATGTAACGTTTGTTCTAATTGAGTCGTATCTATACTCGTCTCTTCTTCCTCTAGCTTCTGCCATGTTTTTTAATCTTTGAATTTCTTGACCAAACCTTGATTCATATAAAACTTGCATCTCTGGTTCGCTTTTCATAAAAGTCGAAGCTTCTATTAAAGAACCATAAAGCAGTGCGTTACGAGCATTTTTAGATATCCAGGTCCCTGTGGTTTGAGATGTTAAGCTGGTTGGCTTGTGAAGATAATGCAATTCAACTTCATAGTTGTCATCTGGAACTGGAGAAACTATTAAAGTAGATCCATTGTCTCCCGCTGTAGAAAGTTCTTTATCAAAATCTGCATAGTACAAAGGTCTGCCTTGTTCAGAGGCAGGAGTGTTAGCTTGTCCGCCCATTCCTGTATGATTTGTGCAGTAGTAGTAAAGAGTTGGAGCATCTACTGCAACTATTATCTGTGTGTAAGCTCCTGCGCTCCCTGGTGTACCAACAGTTGTTACTCCAGTTGTGTATTCTGTTCCCTCGCCCCAAGTACCATTGTCTGTTATAGAGAACCGTAACGGATGACCTGAATTACTACTATCAGACTGATCAAATCTGTATGTTTGTCCTTTTGTTAATTCTATAGTAGGGCTGTTAATACCATTTAAATAATATTTATTGCCTGAACCATAAGTGTTTACACCACTGGCTACTGTAACTGTGTAAGTAGTAAGAGATACAACCGCATCGTCAGAATACGCACGCATAAAACTAGGATGTTTCTTATCTAAGTAATGATAATCGTTGTTGATGTCAATAATAGCCAAAGAAAAACTAAGTAAAAAATCTGATGGAGTTGTTAGATAGCTACTTCCGGCTGTTAGGGAGCCTGTTACATTTCTTCTAAAAAAATCAAATTGAATTAATTCAAATATTCTTTCTTCAGCGTTTAAAATCATATCATCCAACGTAGCAACAAAAGTTGTTTCATCGTTTTCTACATAACTTTGTATGAGTGTTTTTAATTCAGCTAATGTCATATTAAGTATTTATTTGCCCACCCATACCTGAGTGATTAGTACAGTAATAATAAAGCGTAGGCGCTCCAACTGCAACTTCTATTTGAGTGTAAGCTCCTGAAGACCCAGGAGTTCCATTGGTTGTAACACCTGTTGTATATTCTGAGCCACCACCGTGTGTTCCATTTGAGGTTGTTGACAATCTTAATGGATGACCGCTATTACTGCTATTAGCTTGGTCAAATTTATAAGTTTGACCTTCAGTTAAACTTAAAGTTGCTGCTCTTGAACCATCTATATAAAAATAATTTGAACCCAAATAACTAGCCACAGTAACTGTATAAGTTGTTGGACTTGGAGTAGGGCTTGGGCTTGGGCTTGGGCTGGGACTTGGAGAAGGAGCAGAGCCGTCTGTTATAACAGTTGGAGATCCTAAGTTACCTGCTATTTCAGAAACTGTAAAATTTGATCCAATAATGTTTGGATCCATAGAGTTACCTTTTTTAATATCTGTGTATATTACAACAACAAAACCTTCTCCAACACCTTGATCAGTGCTTGGCCTTGGCTTATATAAAGCCTCTGGGTCCATAACATGAGGTAATGGCTCTAATTGAGGGTGTTTTGGCTCAAAACATGAAGTACAGGTTTTTAACCCATTCCACTCTTCTCTTAATTTAGAAAGTTTGTACTCAAATCCACATCTATCGCAAATGGCTTTTGCATGTTTACCAAGAGCATATGCCATGATTATAAACCTGGCTTATATGGAGCAATTCTGAAAGAAGCTCTATCCTCATCTTGGTCAGCAGCTCTTTGAAACTCTTCTTCATACATTTGTTTTAACATTACAACTCTTTCTGGAGCTTTTTTAATTGCTATGTAGTATGCAAGTCCAGCTGCAAAACATGGGTAAAACCTAAACGGCATATCCATGGTGTTGGTTGGTTTGTCTGCATCATCCATTCTTACAAGCTTATTAAATACTATTACATCAGTGCTATTCTCTGGTGCTGGCCATATTTTTAAAACAGGAGTATTTAATTTATTAAAGAAAAATTGTGATGGCCTAGCTTTAGTTGATTTTGTAGGTATGTTTAAATACTCACTTCTGCTAATTCTAGACATTTGTAAGTCTAAGTCAGTCCCATTGGTATTTCTTCTGATTGAACAATCTAATATATCAATAACATTAGCGTTTAAAGGGTAATCTGTTTGCCCTTCAGTAACAGTTTGAGTTGCTTGATCTACAGTCCATTGATTTAAACCTCGATTGGCCCACTCAGCTAACATTAGGTTGATAGATCTTTTGGCTGTTTTTAGATCATAGCCAGTTCTAAGTTCTAGACCACATCTTTCAAATGCTTCTTCTATAAACTCAGCTACGTTTGGCTCAAAATCTGTACTGCTTGATGTTGTCATTTTCTGGACATGGCTTTTTTCTTAGCTAGCTTGCTTAAAGCTCCATAATGAAATAACTTAACACTGGTTTTAGTATGTGATTTATTTGTATGTAGAGTACCATTAGCCATTTTGTGAGAACTGCCTTTATGTTCAGTTCCGTCTCTTTTATAATGTTTTACGCCTTTCATTTGAAAATACCTATTATATTAGCTAATTTTAGTTACTTTTCTTCTATTATTCATTACTTTACCACAACCTCTTGCAATTTTTCTTACTTCTCCACCATTTTTAAAAGTCTTAACATTGGTGGGTTTAGGACCTGCATTGCCTGCTGATCTCTTTCTGCTTACTGCACTTTTCTTTTGAGCAGCTGTCATTTTAGCAGCTTTGGCTTTTGGAACACATTTAGGATACTTGCCTTTGCCGGCTGTTTTTCTACCGCACTTAGGATGTTTTCCTTTTTTTTTGCGTGATATATCAACCCATTCTTCTTTTAGCCATTGTGCAAGCTGTCCCATTATCTCTGCCTGTCTTGTCTAAATTGTCTACCGCCACCCACAAGTCCACCATTTTTCATTTTCTTTGCTTTGGATTTTTTAGCATAGTTAGGATCTTTGCAATACTTAGATGCTGCTAAATTAGCATAAGCGCTGGGATATACATCAAAGGTTCTTTTGGCCCAAGCTTTACCTGATGGACAAATTTTACCTTTGCTTTTTGCTTTAGCCATTACTTCCTCTTTGACTTAGCTCCAACACATTTCCATCTTTTTCTTGATAGATTGTTTGGAGTGTTAGGGTTGTTTTGTTTTTTCTTAGATAGTCTTTTCTTTATACCAAGACTTCTAGCGCAGTAAGAATCTCCTTTAGATGTTCCGGGCTTTACTCTTGCACCACCGCTTTTAGCTTTACCAGCTTGGCCGTAACTAACTTTTTTACCAGATGAAGTTATTTTTACTTTTGCTTTACCCCTTCTTGGAGTTGTTTTTCTACTTCTTACTACCATAATGAAAGTGTAGCAGCACTTAACGCACTGCTACAAAAATTTAAGCAGCGTAGTTTTTAATTAAAGTTAACACTATTACATACGAATCGCCACTTGTGTGACCAGTAGTAGTAAGTGCTATATCTCCTGTTTTTCCACCTGTTGCTGCTGTATTTACTATTCCACCAAACTCTGTAAAGTCTTCTGAATCAGCGTAGTTTTCGTTTAAGTCCCAGCAAATAGTATTAGTGGTTGCAACCCACAAAAGTTTTGCACTCATCCCAAAGGTTGAGTAACAAATTTTTGCAAGGCGAACACTAGTACATGCTTTACTATAGTTGTTAGGCTGTAAAGCGCTAACGTCTATTTTTGTGACTGCACTTTCACCAGTACCATCAGATGTATTAGTCAACTGAATAATAGCAAGCCTATCACTATCTAACAGAGTTGTTGATGTAACTGCATCTGCCATATGTTACTCCTATCTTTCAACCATTGCAGTGATGTAATCAACTGTCAATGTTTTTACTGCTGCTGCACCATTCTGAATGCCAAAAGAAACTGTTATGTCTTCGTCATCAGGGAAGTTAGCATCAGGAATATCTACGCCTACAGGCTCTGCGTTATTTA